GAGAAGGGCCAGAAGGGTGACCCTGGGCCTCCTGGCGAGAAGGGCCAGAAGGGTGACCCTGGAAGCGGTAAACCTGTAACTCTTGTCACGGATAGGTCCGGATATCCCGGTTACTATGAGCTGCAGCTGGAGGATACTCCGGAAGCCACGAAGCTCAAGTGGTTCTCCTCGCCGAATTTCTCACCGGCATATGTCACCGGTCCGCGCGATACGGGCAACAGGCGCCTCTGGGCCGTCTTCAGCCTCACGGATGTGACCGTTATCGGTGGCACGAACGGCGGAGAGATTCAGGTCGAACGAGGATGGAACTGGTTCGGGAAGCTCCCGAATAACATCACCGTGTATGAGAACGCCTACGCGCCTCTGCTGGACAACAACTGGAAGATCTGCGGATACACCACTATTCGTGCTGCGGACTCCACTGTTCGTGTCTACTCGGAGGCTGAGGGCGGAGTGTACATGACCGCATGCACTGCACCGAGGAAGACCTGAGTATGGACGGAGCATCCCTGGAGTGGCACGGAGACTTCCAGGACACTAAGAACTGGTTCAAGAAGCTTGATGCTTCGGGGATGAGGTCCGTTCTTCAGAGCTGCGGACAGATGGGAGTTAACGCTCTCTCTTCTGCGACGCCTGCTCGAACGGGAGCGACTGCTGCCTCGTGGAGCTTTGAGGTCAGAACTTCACGAGGCAGCGTCTCTCTTGTCTGGAAGAACAGCAATCGTCAAAATGGTGTTCCTATTGCCATCATCCTTCAGTACGGGCACGGCACCGGCACTGGGGGGTACGTGCAAGGGCGAGACTATATCAATCCGGCGATGCGTCCGGTCTTCGATGAGATTGAGAACCGCGTCAGCAGACTACTGAGGTCGTGATCATGGCTACAATCGACGAGCGCGTCGTAAGTATCAAGTTCAACAACGGACAGTTCATGTCCGGAATCAAGGAGTCTCTTGCCGGAATTAAGGCACTGGACAAGGGGCTGCAGCTTGACAACGCGACATCGGGTATAGCCAAGGTTGCTGATGCGGCAAGGAACCTGACCTTCGGGGACGCAGTCCGTGGTGCGGCGAATGTCGTCGACAAGATGGGCCTCATGGAGGTCGCCGGCGTAGCATCTCTTGCCGGAATCGGTGTGAAGGCCGCCTCGGTCGGCGCCGATCTGGTTAAGAGTCTTACCATCACGCCTGCCCTCGAGGGTTTCAGTGAGTACGAGCTCCAGCTCAACTCCGTTCAGACGATCCTGGCGAATACAGCGTCCAAGGGCGAGACTATCGAGACTGTCAACGCGGCGCTCGATGAGCTCAACACCTACGCCGACCAGACGATCTACAACTTCTCGGAGATGACGCGGAACATTGGGACATTCACCGCTGCTGGTGTCGGTCTCAAGGAGTCTGTCTCCGCCATCAAGGGTCTGTCGAACCTGGCGGCGGCATCGGGCTCCAGCTCGCAGCAGGCATCGACTGCCATGTACCAGCTGTCACAGGCCATCGCCGCCGGCACTGTGCGACTGATGGACTGGAACTCCGTGCAGAACGCCGGTATGGGCGGCGAGCAGATGCAGGAGGCGCTCAAGAGAACTGCTCGTGTTCACGGCGAGGCAGTCGACGCCGCTATCGAGAAGCAGGGGTCTTTCCGAGAGTCTCTCCAGGAGGGCTGGCTCACATCCGAGGTCATGCTCGAGACGCTGACCCTGATGACTGGAGACCTTGACGAGGCGACTATCAGGTCTATGGGTTATACCGAGGAGCAGACCCAGGAGATCATGCAGTTCGCGAGCACTGCTCTCGATGCGGCCACCAAGATCAAGACGTTCTCACAGCTGGTCGACACAGTGCGTGAGGAGCTTGGTTCTGGATGGGCGACTACCTGGCGTCTCATCGTCGGCGACTTCGAGGAGGCCAAAGCTCTTTGGTCTGGTATTGGCAAATTCATTACGGACCTTCTGTCCGGTATTGCCAGCTCTCGGAATAATCTCCTACTCGGATGGAAGGATCTTGGCGGTCGCGTCGAGCTTCTTCGTGCTCTGTACAATATATTCCGATTGCTGTGGGATCCGATTGCTGCTGTAGGCTATGCGTTCACGGATGTATTCACGGGACCTACTGCGCAAGGACTCTATAACGTCACAAAAGCCGTAGCCGATTTTACGGAGCATCTTCGAATGTCGGAGACGGCATGCGATAACGTGTTCCGTATTGCCAAGGGCGGATGGGCAGTACTGCATATTCTCTGGAGCGTGTTCTCGGATGTGGCACAGGTTGTAGGCTTCCTGTTCGTCACGGCATTTGAACGAGCCACCGATGTTATCAAGTGGTTCATGCTCGGAATCGGAAACGGCACAGGCGCGATCAGTGACCTGATCGTCAAGTTCGATCTGTGGTACAACAGCCTTGATCTTGGCGGAAAAGCAGTACATGCCCTGAGCCACGCATTTGATAATCTCCGTGAGGTGGTTATCTTCATGCGAAATCTCATCGGCTCATTTGCCTCTGGTATATACTATACGCTCTATGTTCCAGTGGTTATGCTCAGAGGGGCATTCGAGAGACTTGGCAAGGCCATCAAGGGAGTATTCTCCAAGTCGCTACATGCAGTGCTTGATCCGCTCAAGGCCCTGGTTGAGCAGTCGCAGACCGCGAAGGCCGTTATCGGAGCTCTTGGGTCCTTCTTCGGACTGTTCTCCGGATCCGCTGAGGGTATGGGATCTGCTCTGGAGAAGGTTCAGGAGTTCTTCGACTCGCTTCCCGATAAGGCCGAGGCCTTCGGAGAGAAGATTGCGAACAAGCTTGTTCCGGGTGTAGACGCCTTTACCGAGAAGGTCTTGAAGGCGTCGGACAAGGTCAACGAGTTCGGCGACAAGCTCGCTGAGAAGATCTCCAACCACATGCCCGCGGTTGTCGGCTGGTTCTCCGAGGCCAAGACGAGCGTCCATGATCTCGGCACAGAGATGATGGAGACTCAGGGCGTCTCCAGCAAGTGGGAGCTGCTGAAGAGCTTCAAGCTCCCCAGCTTCAGCTTCGATCTGCCCAAGTTCGACTTCGGTACGATGGGGGCGGAGATCAAGGCGGCATTCGCGTCCTTCAAGGACATGGATACTTCCAATCTCACGGCGTTCTTCCAGGACCTCGGCGGCAGACTCAAGGAATTCGTCGATCACATCAAGGCCGCTATCGGTCCGATCGGCGAGTTCTGGACCGCTCTCGATCTCGGAGGACGAGTGTCTCGAGGATGGGAGAACTTCAAGAATGCCTATGGTGGTATTCCGGAGCTCGTCGTCAAGGGCCTCAAGGCCGTTGGCGGAGCACTGGTCACCGTCATCAAGGGGTTCGCCGAGTTCTCCAACGCGGTAAAAGAGGGCTGGGCCTCCCTCAAGGAGAACTTCCAGTTCGACTTCACTGAGCAGAAGATTCGTAGCCTTGGAACGCTTCTTGCCGGCGGTGGTATTGTCGCGGGCATCCTGATGATCAAGAAGAGGGCGCAGGAAATGGCGCCCATGCTCGACGTCATCAAGGAGCAGATCGAGAAGTTCGGAAACGTCTTCTCGTCACTGTCGCAGAACCTCGAGGCTCATGCCAAGAAGACGATCGCCGAGTCGGTACTCATCTACGCCGCCTCGCTTCTCGTCCTTGTTGCGGCCATGTGGATCCTGGCACAGATTCCAGCGGACAAGCTGCTGGTCACCACAGTGGCTCTTGCTGCGGTATTCGCCATGATCACTTCCGCCACGAAGAGCATGGGCGAGAATCTAAAGGACACGAAGGACTACCTGGTCGGAGCCGCGTCGCTTGTCCTGGTGAGCTTCGCACTGAGTACCGCAGCAGGTGCGCTTGCCAAGCTCGGGGACATGTCCTGGGGCGATATCATCAAGGGAACTGCCGCGTTGTTCGCCGTAATGCGAATGACCACGACAATGTTCGGGGAGCTGTCGAAGCAGAAGGGCGAGGTCACAGTCGGTCTTGGTACAATGATCGGGATCTCGGTCGGTCTGTCGCTTATCTCCATCGCAGTTCGCATCCTCGGGTCGATGCCGACGAAGGTACTCATTCAGGGCCTGTTCGCGATGGGCGTCATCATGACGCTCATAACGATGTATGCACTGATGGGCGCTCGGAATGTGACGCCATCCTCTGCACTGCTCTTCCTGTCGGTCGCGATGTCACTCAGACTCGTCGCTAAGACTATTGCGGACTTCGCCAGTATGTCCTGGGGCGAGTATCTGTCCGGAGTCCTCAAAATGGCGGTAGTTCTCGCACTACTGGTGGCGGCTCTGCTTCCGTTCAACAACTATGTCAATATCGGAGCGGCACAGACACTGATCGCACTCGTTGCCTCGGTTGCGGTTGCTGCGGGTATTATCGCCATGTTCGCGGCTATGAGCTGGGGGACCTATCTCGAGGGCGCTATCAAGATGGCGGCCACCCTGGCCATCCTCATCGCCGCTGCGAAGTCGGCGGAGGGGGACATAGAGGGGGCGGCCTCGATATTCCTTCTCGCCGCGGCAATGCGAATGCTGATCGGTCCGATCGAGCGCCTAGCGGCAATCCCCGTCAAAGCGCTCGGCGTTGCTCTTGCCGCGATGGGGATCGCCCTGTGGATACTCATCAAAGCCGCCGCAGCAGCGCAGAACTACGCCGTTGGTCTGTGGACTCTCGGTGGAGCCATGGCGCTTATCGGCGCATCTGCCGCACTGGCGGGTCTGGGCATGACGCTGTTCGCCGGCGGTCTCACAACCCTTGCCGCCTCTGGCGGCGCGGGTATCGCGGTCCTGGCGAAGCTCATCGAGCTCATACCGACACTGGGAACGGCGCTTGCGCAAGCGGTCATCAATATCCTGGCAGTACTCGCCGAGAACGGCGATATCATTCGGAATGCTCTTGCAGCACTCCTTATCGCCGCTCTTGGAGCCATCTATGATGCGCTTCCTCAGGCCACGCAGACACTGGTTGCACTGATCGACGCTCTCTGTACCGTTCTGGTCCTGTCGATCCCGAGGATGACCACGGCGTTCCTGGACATCCTCATCGCCTGCATGCAGACGATCACGGATCATACACCAGAGCTTGCTCAGAAGGCATCGGACATGATCATCGCGTTCCTCAAGGCCATTGAGGATCACGCACCGGATGTCATTGCGCAGGCCACCAGCACCATGCAGACCCTCGCACAGGCGTTCACGGACAACCTGCCCACGATGATCCAGACGGCGTTCGACGTGGCCATATCGTTCCTGAACGGGTTCGCGGACGCCATCCGCAACAACTCCCAGACGGTTGGGGATGCCGTTGGTAACGTGGTCGATGCCCTGATCGTCGGCTTCAAGCGCTTCGCCTCGGGGTTCGGGTCCCGCATCGGTCCGACCGTCAGGAGCATGGGTCATGCGATCATCAACGGTCTCAAGTCCGGGGCACGAGCTGCGGCACAGGGTCTGGTGAACACGGTCAAGAGCGTCTGCAGGAATGCCATCGAGGCGGCCAAGCGACTCCTCGGAATCGCGTCTCCGTCGAAGGTGTTCCGTGAGATCGGTGACTACACGATTCAGGGATTCGCAGTCGGCATTGCCAGGAACCAGAATGCCATTCGTGCTACCGCCAACTCTGCGCAGGCCGTGAGCGACACCTTCACCAAGGGACTCACGCTCAAGGATGCCATCAACGACCAGTTGTCGGATCTTGAGGACCCGACCATTCGACCGGTTGTTGATCTGTCTGAGGTCGATGACGCGTCGAAGGCAATCTCGGACCTGGGAACCTCTGTCCCGACATCGCTCGGCATGGCCAACGCAGTCGCAGCGAAGCTCGCGGCGAACCAGGAACCGGCGAAGCCTCAAAATGATGACAAATCTCCTAGAGGGGATGTCATCTTCAACCAGTACAACACCTCGCCGAAGGCACTGTCCGAGGCGGAGATCTACCGTCAGACGAGGAGTCAGCTGGTCGGTCTTCGAGAGGAGATATTCAAGCTGTGATACGATCTATCGAGCTTATTCCCGCGGACCGAGAGGGTCTGTTGCTGGAGCTCGACAAGCCAGAGGATACTGGAATTGTCGTTAAGTCTGTCGACGGACTCGGTCCCGCGAAGGCTACGATCAATACCACGGCACTGTCTCTGACGGACTCGGCGATGTTCAACGGCAGCAGGGTGGGCATGAGAACCATCACACTCACCCTGCTGCCTCTCGCTGTGCCTACGGTGGAGCGCTCCCGTCATCGCATCTACAACCTTCTGCCGATCAAGCAGCCGGTTACGATCGTGGTCAGGACCGATACGCGAACCGTCAAGACACTCGGGTATGTCGAGTCCAGCGAGCCCGACATCTTCTCCAACGAAGAGGCAGTCAAGGTAACGCTGATCTGTCCTGATGGCTACTGGTCCGACGGAGCTGCTGACACTCAGAACTATCTTCCCTTCGTCCAGGAGCACGCGGCGTTCGAGTTCGACTGGGAGGACACGCCACTTGAGTCGAGCCCTACGCTCATATTCTCGAAAACTGTCGGGCTGCCCTCCGTTATTCTGGAGAATGCCGGCGATGTCCCCGCGGGATTCACGATCATGATCGACATCCTCAAGGACAACGCCACCCCGGTCTCTATCTATGATGATATCCGCGGACAGCACCTGACGCTCACCACCAAGTGGCACCCAGATGCTGCGTTATCGCAGCCGGCCAAGGCTGGCGATCGATTCTACATCAACACCCGTGTCGGACACAAGAGTGTTACTCGGATCCGGAACGGCAAGTCCGAGAAGGCGCTCCATCTTCTCGATATCAACTCGGACTGGCTCATGCTGTACCCCGGAGAGAACCGCCTCTACTACACGATCAATGTCGGCGAGGGCGCTAAGGTGTCTCTTTCTCGCGATGTTCTCTACCAGGGGGTATAGTGTATCTAACCGTTCTCGACAAGGGACTCAACCTGGCGTACGTTATCGACGACTACAAGTCGATCATCTGGACAGAGCGCTACAACAAGTACGGCGACTTCGAGCTGGTGGTTCCGGGTACGTACGAGAACTACGAGAAGTTCCGCCTCGACACGTATCTATTCACTCCCGAGTCGCAGAAGCTCATGATCATCGAGCAGCTCGAATGGACAGAGGAGTACAACAAAGCCAGCGAGATCAAGATCACAGGGCGATCCCTGGAGTCCATTCTCGATCGACGCGTCGTAGGCCCAATTCGTTCCAGCGATGATCCTTGGTTCTACTACATCAAGGGTTTTAACGATTTCGGCGACAACATCATCACCTCTTTGGTTGCGGACTCCTTCGCATTCCGACAACCATCGAACCCTCGTCATGTAGGCGCGTTACGGTGGATGGCGAACCCCAAGGATCTCCCAGCAGAGGTTCTGCTCGGTAGGGACGGAGCAGAGATGAAGCTGCCGCAGCGCCGTTTCACAACGGTTGCCGAGCAGCACAGCAAACCCGCTGGTCCGGGCGCAGATCTCCGTCTCAGTCAGTACTCGATCGATCTCTCGTCGACTCTTGAGGGTAGTCTGTACGGGATCGTAACCACTATTCTCGGGTACTACGGCGGCGGGTTCGCGATCGATCTGGAGATCGGCAATCCGTTCTGCTGGTGGGGCTACGTGTACAAAGGACTCGACCGTACGCGGTCGCAGACCAAACGCTCGCCAGTCATATTCTCGCCCAAGATGGACAATCTGTCCAAGTCCGTCTACGTCGAGTCCGTAGCGGATTATAAATCGGTAATCCGTTCTGGTCTCGTGAGCAGTCAGAGCGTTGGCGAGGCACACGAGTACGGCGACACAAAACCGAAGACCCAGTTGGCGAACACATCCAAGACTATCGGTCTATCCGGTTTGGAGCGCAGAGAGGGTTATCTCCAGAACATCCAGATCAACGAGATGACCGGCGTTCGATCCGACCGGAACGGGTCAAAATACTCCGTTCTCGGCGAGCAGACGATGTCGAAGGAGCAGGTTCTTCAGAAGATCGAGGACGCCTGTAACGACGAGCTCTACAAGCATGGCAAGAAGACCGTGTACACCGGCGAGGCCGACATGACTACCATGTATCGTTACGGCGAGGACTTCTTCATGGGGGACCTGGTGCAGCTGGAGAACGGGCACGGTCTGTCGGAGAAGGCGATTCTCACTGAGTACACTCGCTCCTCCTCCGAGTCCGAGGGCGACAAGTTCTATCCGACATTTACCAAGCCGGATGAGTCATCGGCCTGGCATCACTGAGGAGGGAGAATGGCACTTACCTCGGGTTTCTATCCGTCCAAGGACGGCGACCGAAAATACTCCGCGCTCGACTTCGGGCGTATGTTCGACGGCCTTATCCACGACGGCATCTACGCGACTGCTCTGAACGGTTTTCGTCCGCGAATGAAGGACGCTACCAGCCTGACTATTCAGGTGGACAGCGGTCGCGCGTGGTTCAACCACACGTGGGTCGTCAACGACGCCATAATCGAGATCGACGGTTCCCCGGCGCACCCGACATTTCCTCGCTGGGACGCGCTTGTGCTCACGGTAGACCGTTCGGACGACCAGCGTTCGGCATATCTTGAGATTGTCAACGGCGTTCCCAAGGACGGTGCGACTCGTCCGGACGTTACCAGCACGAACAACGAGATCAAGTCGCGTTACCCGCTCTTCTACCTGTTCATGGACAGCAAGTACAAGGCCGGCACGGCCCCCAAGCAGGTGAGTGACAACCGCGGGCAGTCAAACTGTCCGTTCGTCACGGGAATCGTAGACCACCTTGACGGCGACACCCTGTTCAAGCGCTGGGACGACTCGTTCCAGGAGTGGGCGAAGAACTACAGTGCCGAGGTCAAGACAGACCTGGATGAGTGGAAGGCCGAGCGACTGGCCGACTACAACACCTGGAAAGACACCCTGATCAACACGATGAACGGCGACACCAACAAGAAGGTCGTCAACGAGATCGCGGCGATCAAGTCCCAGCTCCAGGGGATGACCGCGGGTTTTAGGATCTACCAGGACATAGTATGGTCCAACGGGCAGGTTCTGGTAGACCGTACAACGCCCGTTCAAGGAAAACTCGTATACGAGCTTAAGGTGTAATTCATGCGTATCTCCGATCTTCCGATCGTCCGGTACAACGAGGAGTCGGACTATATCGTCCTCGACAATCCGGGAAAGAGCACGACGAAACGAATCTCCTGCTCCGACTTTCGCTTCTCCGTGTTCTCCAACTACCAGTTCACCCACAACCAGATCGTTCGCGGAGCGTCTCTCGGCAACGAATTCAGACAGGACCACAAGGACGCGATCCGGTCCGGATCGTTCCAGGACTTGTGGCTCGGGGACTACTGGCTGTATAACAACGTCCGGTGGATGATCGTCGACTTCAACTACTTCAGGGGCACCGAGGAGGGTGTGAAGAATCACATCGTCATCATGCCCGACCGAAGCCTCAGCGCCACCTTCGCGACAAAGGCCGAGGACCCGCTGAAGAACTACTGCGACTCCCTGATGTACGATGCGGCGTCCAAGCTCAAGCCGCAGTTCGCGGCGCTGTTCGGCGACGAGTACATCATGGGGCACAAAGATGTTCTGGCGAACACTTACAACGGAAGCCCGACCTATCCGTACACCTCAGACGATATTCTCGTTCGCGGGGGCATCTACTCCACGATCCCGGATGAGATCATGATGTTCGGAGCCAGGCTCATGGCACCCGTGCAGGCAGGACGCAACGCGGCCGGGCATATTACGGGCAAGCAGTTCTCCTACTACCGGCAGGGTATGGGCATTCCGAATCCCCACCAGATCTTCTGGCTGCGGGACAAGTGCTGGTACAACTACTTCACGTGCTGGGCGGACTACCGCCTGACCAACCGTATCTGGAACACCACCGCCGGGCTGCGCCCCTTCGTCTGTATTTCTGGTGACGCCAACTGATGTCCCACATGCTGGAACTGATAATCACCATCGTGATATCGGTATTGGGGTCTTCTGGTTTGTGGGCGTTTCTTCAGTCCCGAAGAGAGCAGAAGGACGCGCGTTCACAGCTTCTCGTGGGACTGGCGCATATTCAGCTTGTCGCTATTGCTGAGGGATATCTGGCTCGGGGATGGCTCACTCACGCTGAATATGATGACCTTCGCATATATCTGTATGACCCCTACAAAGCTCTGGGAGGCAACGGCTCGGCCCAGAGGCTCATGCATGAGCTGACTCTACTGCCATCTCACAAGGAGAAGGACACACATGAGTAACCGTACCTACGACGCCCTGAAGTTCGTCGCACAGGTGGTTCTTCCTGCGCTGGCCACGCTATACACGGCACTGGCTGCTGCATGGGGGTTCTCACACGTCGAGGCGATCGTCGGCACCATCACGGCCATTGATCTCTTCCTCGGCTCTCTTCTGGGCATTACGTCCCGGAACTACAGCCCTCCGATTGACGGTACCCTTCTGATTGATCACAAGAACAAGGAAGCATACGCCGCCCTCGAACGTCCTGCCGCCGACCTGGCCAAGACTGCCGTGCTCAAGGTCGAGACCCCTAACGACTGACGCGGGCAGAACAAGGACTATAACGAGAACCATCTCAGAAAGGAACACCATGTCGGAAGACAACCCGAATGTTGACGACCTCCTCGCGGATGCTTACGCGTACGTGTATGGGATGGATCCCGACTCAGAAGCCTATCAGAGTGCTCTTAACAGCATTACCAAGCTGGAGGCCATCAAGGATACATCCTTGCAGACCCAGGCCGCTATTGCGCGCCAGGAATCGCAGGATCGTACTTGGTGGCGTCCCAGCGGCGATGCCATGCTGGGTGCTGCGGCCTCTGTGATCGGGATCCTGACCATCGTACATGCGGAACAACTGTATCCGGTCGCCAGCAAGGCGCTGTCAATCGCAACACGGATTCATCGCTGATCCCTCGGCCTATAGCCCCGTCTCTGTCATATTCGACAAGGACGGGGCTATAGGTTCTCGCAACTCGGACTATAAAAATTTCCCGGGTGGGTTTTCGAGATCGCAATTTATACTAATGCTATAATGAGAACCATCTCGGAAAGGAAAGAAAATGCTCGCTATTATCGTGTTTCTCTCGCTTGCACTTCTCATCAACGCCATCTTCATGTTCTGCGTCATCATTTACGGCGCTAGCATGAAGACTGAGAACGAGAAGCTGAAGCGGGAACTCAGATTCGACCGCAGTGTTGAAGCTCTTCTCTCTGACCTGAGTAAGAAGTAACCCTCACCTCATAACCCCTGACACGGGTTATGGGTTTTCGCGGACGAAACAAGCCTCATAATGAGAACCATCCCAGAAAGGAATGCCCGTGTTTAAACTTTTCGGCTTCGTCATCAAGGGCGTCATCTCCCTCCTGCTTTTCAAGTGGGCCATTGACGTCATGATCGTTGCCTACTATCGCATCAAGCGCATCCGAACTCAGTGAGTATCTCACCCCATAACCCCCAACACGGGTTATGGGCTTTCGCGAGAAGAGCATGGCCCATAACGAGAACCATCTCAGAAAGGAAAGAAAATGCTCATCGCGTTTGTCATTCAGTCTGTCCTCCTCGTACTCGTGACCATTGCCCTGCTGCTCAGCCTCTACACGGTTGGGAAGCAGGACAAGAACATCACGATTCTTAAGAGGCACGCTCGTGATCTCCACGAGGAGCTCCACAAGCACCTCTCTGACGAGTAGTCTCATCGCCCCCCATAACCCCTAACACGGGTTATGGGCTTTCGAAAGGTCAATCATGAAAGGAAGCAGATGTCAACTGGTCTTGTGCGTTCTCTGGGACGAGTGGTATCCACCAACGCGCCCGTTATTCTTGCAGGAACCGCTGTGGTCGGAGTCGTCGGAACTGCATATATGGCGGTTATCGCAGATCGAGCTGCTCGACTCCGTTGCGAGGAACTTGATCTCGATACTTCTCCGTCACTCCGAGACTATCTCAGTGTCTCCTGGGATCTGTATATTCCGGCTGCTGTTGCCGGAGCAGCCACAATTACCGCAATCGTCGCTCTTCACACGGTTGGAGCCAAGCGTACGGCTGTTGCGATGGCTGCGACCGCCCTCACCAAGGACGCCTACGATCGCTATCGATACGCCGTAGAGGAGATCGTCCCTGTTGAGCAGCGACAGCAGATCCGGAGCAAGGCCGCAGAGATGATCAAGCTCCCGGAGAATCGTCAGAACGTCGTACTTATCGAGGGGGGTACAGTACTCTGCTTCGATGCCCACTCGGGAAGGTACTTCCGGTCGTCGACAAATCATCTACGACGTGTTGAGAACGAGCTCAATGCGACTATCATCAATGAGTCCTCAGTGTCGCTCAACGAGTTCTACGAGCGAGTAGGTCTTCCGACCAACGCAATGGGGGACCAGCTCGGATGGAAGCTCGGTCACCAGATCGAGCTCCAGTTCACGACCCGACTGAGCGAGTCCGAGGAGCCCTGTGTGGTGGTCGACTTCATCGTGGAGCCCATTCCGGACTGGTTCAAGCTGTCCTGACGCATGATCAACATGGTCCATAATGAGAACAGAAAGGAACTCATTATGGACACTCCCTCTAATGCGATCACGACCAGAGACATACTGCTCGCCGGATCAGCGATCTATATCGTTGCCTGGTGGGTGACCATTGAATACTGGTTCGATCAGCTGGAGTCCTGCCCGTCCTAGAACTCACGCCTATAACCCATCACGGGTTATAGGTCTTCTCGCGTGTACTACTCGTCCTATAATGAGAACCATCTCGGAAAGGAAAGAAAATGCGTCTGCTCCATACTGCTTATATCCTGTCCTTCAATGCATGGCTCATGCATGTCGACCCACTCGGGATCGTCATGGATGAGGTCGTGCACAAGGATCTGGTCAAGCCGATTCTGGACGACATCTTCGACGAGAAGTAACTCTCACCCCATAACCCCCAACACGGGTTATGGGCTTTCGCGAGAAGAGCATGGCCCATAACGAGAACCATCTCAGAAAGGAATATCATGTCTACCAATGAGAACGACTCCAAGGACACCAAGGAGCCCGGTCCTCTCGTAGCCCTCGCCAAATCATCCGAGGCCAAGAAGTACTACTGGGACCTGGCCTGTGGGATCACCAAAGCCGTCGCCATCACGGCGGCAGCGGTGATCACCGCTAACCTCGTCTCGAATGCTTTTGCCTCGGACGACGAGGGCGAGACTGAGGACGAGTCCGAGTCCGAGTCCTCTGACGACATCATCGACGAGTAATTCTCACTCAACCCATAACCCCTAACACGGGTTATGGGCTTTTCTTATAGGAGCAACATGATTCGCAAGACCCTCACGGCTGAGAACTTCGACGGGGATCCCGTCAAGATGATCGCCTACTTCAACCTGAACAAGAAGGAGCTGATGGATCTCATCTACTCAGAGCTGAGCTCGGACAAGCCCAACGGGATGATGCGCCAGATGCTCAGCTCCGAGAGCTCGGACCGGGAGTACATGCGCAGTGTCAGCGGCATTGAGGCCTACCGCTTCTTCACGCGTGTGGTCGATGCCGCCTACGGCGTTCGTGATGAGGACGGGGTGCACTTCCGGAAGTCGCCCGAGCTGCTCGACGACTTCCGGTCCAGTGTGTTCTACGAGGACTTCATCTTCTCTCTCGCTGAGGACGCCGAGAAGGCCGCTGCGTTCATCAACGGCGTGTTCCCCAAGTCGCTTGTCGAGAAGGCCAAGCAGGAGGGCATTCTGAAGTGACGCGAAGACAACTAGGGGCATAATGAGATCCATCTTTGAAAGGACTGATTATGCCCCTAGTTGGTCTAGCTGTTGCGCTCATATGCCTGGTGATCATCATGATACCATGGTACATTGAGCCCTAGTGACCCAGGACAAAGTCCGCAACTAGACACATCTCAGCCTATAACCCCTAACAGGGGTTATAGGTTTTCTAAAGAACAGGAACATGCATGACAACTCCTCCAATACGCCCGGAGTTTCCGGGAAACAGCGGGGCGGACAAGCAGGTACGACCAGAACCGAAGATGATCACGTCGAAGCCCGCTCGATCTCAGAGGGAGAGCTTCGGGTCTAAGGCCCGTAAGGCCATGATCACCTCTGACATCCAGTCCGTCGGAGAGTATATTCTCTGGGAGGTCGCTCTCCCTGCCGTCAAGCAGGCCATCTCGGACGTGGTCACCACGGGTATCGAGCGACTTCTCTACGGGGACAGCTCATCCCGACCGACGCAGAGGTCCTCCTCTTACACGTCGTACAACCGAGCATATCAGTCTCGGACCTACTCCCAGAACCCGCCTCGACCGCAGATCGATCGTTCTCGACGGTTCAAGCTGGTGGCACTCGATGACCGAGCCGAGGCGGACAACGTGCTGCGCGAGCTCGAAACCATCGTCCACGAGTACGGATCCGCGTCTGTTGGCGACCTGTACGGAATGGTGGGCATGCCGACGCGATACACGGATGAGGACTGGGGCTGGACGGATCTGTCCGGCTCATCGGTCCGACGAGTCCGAAACGAGTACATCATCGATATCCCAGACCCCAAGAAGCTCTGAAGGAGAGACGTATCATGAACTTCTCAGTCATCCGACGCGCACTCAGCGTCGCCGGACTTACTGTCAGCAAGCACGCTCCGGCCATCTTCACCGGCATGGGCATTGCCGGGTTCATCGGCACCGCCGTCCTCTCATCGAGGGCCACGCTCAAGGCCAATGACGTCATGGACCCCCATCTCGAGTCCCTGTGCCGGATCGCCGATGCCGAGTCCCTCGGAGAGGCGGGTCGGGCGGAGTACACCGCCGAGGACGCCAACCGCGACAAGATCACGGTCTACTCCCGCCTCGCAGTCGACCTGACGAGGCTCTATGCGCCGGCCATCGGGCTCGGCGTGCTGTCAACAGTCCTCATCACCGGGGGCTACCGGATCCAGGCGAAGCGTCTTGCCGGCGTCACGGCCGCATACGGCGTCGTCAGCAAGGCGTACGAGAACTACCAGAAGCGGATCGAGACCGCTCTTGGAGAGGACGGGAAGAAGCGCCTCGACGGGACGCTCATCAATGCCGCGCAGCAGCAGATCGCCGAGTACAAGGCAGAGAACGGCTCCGAGACGCCCATCACGGACGGTCACGTCGACTCGCTCCTCAGTGCGTACAACGTCTCGCAGTACGGTCTCGTCTGGGACGAGAACTGCAAGAACTGGGAGGCTCATCAGGACCTCGCCCTGATGATCCTGCACGCGCAGCAGCGATACATGAACGATGTCCTCAGGAGCAAGGGGTACCTGCTCCTCAATGACGTCTACAAGGCCGTCGGCGCACCGGAGACCTCTGCGGGAGCCGTCGTTGGCTGGGTCCACAAGGGTGGAGACGGCGACGGGTACGTCTCCTTCGGAGACTTCGAGTCCCGGCAGTATGACGAGTACCACCCTCGGTGGGGACGCAACATCACCAGGTTCATCCTGGACTTCAACGTCGACGGCGTTATCTGGGATATGATCGATGAGGTGAAGGTGAAGTGATTCTCTCCACGAGGGATATTCTCCTCGTGGTCGCCGGAGCACTTGCAGGCGGGGTCATCGGTGCACTTGCCATGACCCCGTCCTGCGGGGCGGACCACGAGATGCTCGAGAGGGACAACGCCGAGCTCGAGACACAGGTTCACTCGCTGATCCGATCGAACAAGACTCTTCGGGCAGAGCTGAACGACGTCCGAAAGCGCCTGGAGATCGAGGCGGTCAGAAACGCCGAGCTGAGTGATACTCAGCACATCGAGGAGCTGCAGGCTCCATATTCGTTCAAGAAAGGAGACAAGATGGAGGATACTGACGAGCTGGGCTGTCGACAGGTAACGGAGGAGGAGTACCTCGAGCATCCTGATGGACTGGAGTTCAGGTACTATATCCGGGAGGGGGTCCTGATCGATGAGAACGGAGACGAGGTCACAGCTCTCGAGGATATCCTTGGGAAGCAGCTCGAGACGGTGGCATGTCCCGTCAACGGGTCGACCGACATCTATGTGCACAACACATGGAAGGACCTCTACTGCGCGTGCGCAGTTACCGATGCTCCGTTCGAGAGTCAGGAGGACTGATGTTCGACGACACGTATCTCAGGTGGCTGATCGCTCGTTGCGGAGGCGAGAAGGACGATCCCTCGGAGTCCTACACAATGCTGCTGTCGAACCTCTATGCGATCCCGTTCCACTCCGACATCCCGAACGATATCAATCGTATCGAGGACGGACGCCGTCTGCGGGAGGAGTACGAGAACCTCACCGGCAGGAGCTTCGTGGGAGCCGACCCAGTTAGTGTCCTCGAGGTCCTGATCGCCCTCGCCGACCGTCTGGACTTCCAGCGAGAGGGTCGTTTCACAGATGACGAGACGTTCTGGGAGCTTCTGGAGAACCTGGATCTCATCGAGGTCACCGACGAGCGATACGCCATCAACCAGGACGGGTACTTCTTCAGCGTGAACGACCAGGTCCAGCACTGGATGGATCGCAGGTATGAGGTCACCTGTTTTCCCGGGAGCACGATCAAGGGCACGGAGCTCTGGTACCAGATGATGACGTACGTGGAGAACACGATCTAATGCAGTAAGGAGTCTCGTGGACTTCTACACCATCAAGGAGCGCACCACAAGGAACGGCGTTCGTGAGATATGGCCCGGCTTCCTCAACGGGACGTTTCAGGACATCATGATTCGAGGAGGGGGGTTCTACGCCGTCTGGGACGCAGGCAAGGGTCTGTGGTCAACCTCCCCCGAGGACCTGATCCGACTGGTGGATGAGGATCTGATCCGTTATGGCAGTGAGAGCGCCTCGTCTGAGGGGAGGACATATATTCGTACTCTTCGGGACGAGGACTCGCAGTCATGGGCGAAGTACATGGCCTGGTCGAAACGAGCGGTTGAGCACTTCCGACCTCTTGATGAGCGTCTTGTGTTCTCGGACGAGCCGTCACGCCGGGAGATGTATGCGACTCGACGTCTCGAGTACACTCTGTCGGAGGGTGGCCACGAGGCCTTCGACAGAGTGCTCGAGACGCTGTACGACCCGGACGAGCGTGAGAAGCTCCTGTGGGCGATCGGCTCGATCGTTGCCGGGGACAGCAAGCGCATACAGAAGTTCTTCGTGCTGCACGGAGCTCCTGGCTCGGGAAAGTCCACTGTGCTGAACATCATATCCTGGCTGTTCGACGGGTATGTCGGCACATTCGACTCCAGGGCCCTTGTCAGCCGGAACAACCAGTTCGCTCTGGAGGCGTTCAAGAAGAATCCGCTCGTGGCGATCGATCATGACGGAGACATGCAGCGGCTCAGCGACAACACGCTTCTCAACTCACTGGTCTCTCACGAGAGCATGATCGTGAACGAGAAGAACAAGGCGCTGTACGAGATGGCGTTCCACGCGATGATATTCGTGGGCTCGAACAAGCCCGTGAAGATCTCGGACTCCAAGTCCGGCCTCATTCGAAGGCTCATCGACGTCTCGCCCTCGGGACGACACCTTGAGCGGGGCGAGTACGAGCGGCTGATGAACGGCATCAGGACGGAGCTCGGGGCGATCGCCTGGTACTGCCGCGAGGAGTATCTCCGAAGAGGGGAGTACTACTACGACGGCTATCGTCCTGTCCGGATGATGTACCAGACGGATCCGGTGTACAACTTCGTCTCGGACATGTCGTTCGAGATCGAGAGCGAGCCCCAGATCACGCTCAACCGTCTGTACACGATGTACAAGGAGTACTGCAAGGCCAGCACCATCCCGGAGGTGCTGCCCCGGTACATCATGAAGGAGGCACTGAAGGCGTACTTCGGCGACTATCAGGAGCGGGTGCAGATGGACGGGCACAGGGCACGATCGGTATACTCCCGGTTCCGGTCCGAGCTCTTCGAGCAGTCAGTGGCCACTGCACCGGCCCGAAGAGAACCGTGGCTCGCCCTCAGAAGTCAGCCGTCGCTTCTGGATGAGCGCTACAAGGACCGTCCTGCCCAGTACTCGTCCGAGAACGGGACGCCGAGGCAGAGATGGGACGGCGTCCGCACGACACTTTCAGACATCGACACGCGAAAGGAGCACTATGTCCGACCACCGGAGTCCGAGATCGTTATCGACTTCGATCTCCGTTCGGGGGAATCCAAGTCATATTCTAGAAATTCTGAGGCCGCTGGTGAATGGCCTCCAACATATGCCGAGCGAAGCAGAAGCGGGGCAGGTCTCCATCTCCATTACATATACGAGGGAGAAGTCGCAAGACTCAGTCGAGTCTACTCCCCCGGAATCGAGATCAAGGTCTATTCCGGACGTTCGGCTCTCCGCAGAAGGTTGACCGAGTGCAATGATATTCCTCTTGCTGTACTCAGGGAGGGCGATCTCCCGCTCAAGGAGGTTCCCGTGCTGAACACGCAGACTGTCCAGAGCGAGAAGTCCTTACGAGAGCTCATCAAACGAAATCTCAGGAAGGAGATCCATCCGGGCACAAAACCGAGCATCGACTTCATCAGGAAGATCCTGGACGACGCCTATGCCGACAAGCTCCCGTACGACCTTACGGATATGAGGCAGGCGGTCATGGCGTTCGCCCTTCGATCGACCCATCATGCCGAGTACTGCCTCAAGCAGGTCAGTCAGATGCAGTTCAGGTCCGAGGACGACCCCGAGGAGTCATATCCTCCGGCGGATCCTGACGGAGAGATCGTCTTCTTCGACGCAGAGGTCTTCCCGAACCTCTTTCTGATCAACTGGAAGGTCCGAGGACGGGACGAGGTCTACCGCATGGTGAACCCCGAACCGTCAGAGGTCGAGGAGCTCACTCAGCGCAAGCTCGTGGGATTCAACAACCGGCGGTATGACAACCACATCCTGTATGGTCGTATCCTGGGGTACACGAATGAGCAGCTGTTTCTTCTCAGTCAGAAGATCATCAAGAACGTACTGGATGCCGGTTTCCGGGAGGCGTACAACCTCTCGTACGCGGACATCTACGACTTCTGCTCGAAGAAGCAGTCGCTCAAGAAGTGGGAGATCGAGCTCGGAATCCATCACAAGGAGCTCGGCCTGCCATGGGACAAGCCGGTTCCCGAGGAGCGATGGCCCGAGGTCGCGGAGTACTGCGACAACGACGTGATCGCCACGGAGGCCGTGTTCGAGGCGCGCCATGATGACTGGACCGCTCGTCAGCTCCTTGCGGACATCGCCGGCATGACTCCGAACGCAACGAACAGGATCCTGGCGTCGAAGATCATATTCAAGGGCGACCGCAACCCGCAGGCGTCCCTGGTGTACACGGATCTGTCCCTGGAGTTCCCGGGATACAGGTACGAGTACGGGAAGAGCACCTACCGTGGTGAGGAGGTCGGCGAGGGCGGGTACGTCTTCAGCACACCCGGGATCCACAGGAACGTGGCTCTTCTGGATGTCGCGTCGATGCATCCGACGACTATCGAGTGCCTCAACATGTTCGGTCCGTATACGCAGCAGTTCTCCGATCTCAAGGCGGCTCGGATCGCCATCAAGCACGGAGAGCTGGATCGAGCGAAGACGATGCTCGGGGGTGCTCTGGCGCCGTATCTTGACGACGAGACGAGCACGAATGCTCTGGCATATGCTCTGAAGATCGTCATCAACAGCGTCTACGGCCTGACTGCGGCGCCGTTCGACAACGCGTTCAGGGATCCTCGCAACGTGGACAACATCTGCGCCAAGCGAGGCGCGCTCTTCATGATCGACCTGAAGCACTTCGTGCAGGAGAAGGGCTTCACCGTCGCGCACATCAAGACGGACTCCATCAAGATTCCCGACGCCACGCCGGAGATCATATCCGAGGTGATGGAGTTCGGAACCAGGTACGGCTACACGTTCGAGCACGAAGCGACGTACGACCGCATGTGCCTGTTCAACGATGCGGTCTATATCGCTCATGACGACAAGGGCTGGCACGCCACCGGTGCCCAGTTCCTGCACCCGTACGTCTTCAAGACGCTCCTCTCGCACGAGGAGATCGTCTTCGACGACTACTGCGAGACCAAGAGCGTCACGACGGCGATCTACCTCGGGGACCACGACCTCGATCCGGACACGTACCAGTTCGTCGGTCGAGTCGGTCGCTTCGTTCCGGTCAAGGAGGGAGGCTTCGACATCCTTCGGGAGAAGGACGGAAGGTACTCCTTCGTAGGCGGAAGCAAGGGATACAAGTGGCGTCAGGCGGAGGAGCTGCAGGGCGACGTCGGCCTTGTCGATGACGCCTACGCCAGGTCCCTGGTCGACAAGGCGATCGATGCCGTCAAGGAGTTCGGGGACCCAGAGGAGTTCCTGTCCTAGGGACTCAGGAACCGCGAGATATCCCTGCAATCTCGCGGTTCCTGCACGGGTTATAATGAGACCCATCACTTCCCTTGAAAGGAACCTCCCATGTCCGCTTTCACCATTATTGTCTTCGCCCTCGTTGCCATCGTGACTTCGGTCGTTAGCTTCCGAGTCGGCGCTGCCTCCCAGCAGCACACCGACGTCAGGAAGTTCGCGCACCTCGCCTCGATCTCATACGGGAAGCCCGTTGACAAGAAGGTGCTCGAGCAGATGCTCAAGTCCATCAACAAGTAAAGTAATTCCCTCAACCTCATAACCCAACACGGGTTATGAGTTTCTCGCACACAGAAAGGAACGGAACCGTGCACGTCATCATCTCTCTTCTCGTCTCCGCTCTCATGGGGGTTCTCGCTGTTCTCTTCGTCGGAAAGGACTGCCCCTACACACGCACTCGTGAGATCATCGGGGTCTTCGGTCTCACGGCCGCGGTCTCCTTCGGTCTTCTCACCGTGCTGTCCCTGGAGGTCCTTGTATGATCACTCTCATGCTCATCGCTGTTGGGAGCTGTCTGGCCCTCAGTGGCGGCATCACGTATCTGTCGTGGAGGGACAGCGTCTTCTCGAGCTTCGCCAGCTACATCATCGTGTTCCTGGAGCTGATGCTTCTCACGTCAGCAATCACCCTCACCCTCTTCGCAAGCATTTTCCTCCTCGGAAGGATGATCTCATGATGGATCAAGTCTACATCAGTGCCATAGCGGCTGTTCTGTTCGTGCTTATCAGCACCGTGCAGGGGGTATTCGATTACTGGTACGAGCTTCTTCTCGGATCGGTGCTCGTCGGCATCCTCATGTTCTGCATTCTGAAGGTTCTCAGCGTATAGGTCGCGAAAAACACATAGATCATAATGAGACCCCTCTACTTTGAAAGGAAACTACAATGCTCGCTATCGTTACTGTCATCGGCACCGTTGCTTTCGCCGCCCTCGTGGTCGGCACTGCTATGGTGCTCAAGGACAACGCGGACGAGATCCTCGACTCCATCAACAAGTAAATCCCTCACTCCTATAACCCCTAACACGGGTTATGGGTTTCTGTCACGAAAGGAACAGGTATGACAGATCTTGTCCTGTGGAAGAGCTATGACCGGGTTCTGTTCACCTTCCTCAAGGAGGAGAACCCGACGTACACAGATATCATCGAACGGGCCATGCTCGAGATCAGGCACCAGTTCATGCCCAAGGACGACAAGCGCGATATCGCAGTCGACGCGGACCGCTTGAAGTTCTGCATTACGTCCTGCTCGACCCCTCGTGTCCTCTATGTCGCGGTCGGCATCTATCGCAAGGTCGTCGAGACGGACGGCATTGAGCTCCTAGACGGTCCGGGACAGACCAGGACCATTCCCTGGTCCGAGGCCTGCGACCTTATTTACACCGAGCATGAGCTGAAGTACATCGGCCTCAATCTTCTGACCAACAAGCTCGTGTATGAGGTCAACTGAAAGGAATGATTATGGCGAACAAGTCACTGGTGTTCAAGGACGTCAAGCTCATCTTCACCAACTGGGCCGGGGCGCGGGACCGCTTCGGCAACGAGGGGAAGAGGCACTTCTCCTTCATCCTCGACGAGGAGCAGGCGGAGGCCCTGCACCAGGCGGGTGTCAACGTCAAGCGCCTCAAGCCGAGGGACAAGGAGGATGAGCCGGCGCCCTACGTCAAGGTCAATGTCAAGTACGGCGTGCGTCCACCCAAGGTCACCATGATCTCGGGAGGCAAGCGGACGTTCCTCGACGAGGAGTCCATCGGCATGCTCGACTGGGCCGAGATCGACCGAGTTGATCTTGCGGTCAGGACGTGGCGCGGTACGCAGTCGCCGTTCACCTCGCTCTACCTCGATAGGGCATTCATCACTGTTGTTGAGGACGAGCTCGATGCGATGTACCGCGAGGACGAGGACTGAGATCCTGAAGGGTATTCGAGACAGTATGGAGGCATGGTATGGGGATCAACGGAGTCATGGCCACCCCTATCTGGAGCGCGATCCTGATCGACGGGGACAATCCGATCGACACGCCGTATGCGGTGGTGACGGAGATCAACGTGAGGATGATGATGGACCGCGTCCAGGTGGAGATGGATCTGATGGGGACGGATGAGAAGAAGTACCACGTCTCATCCAAGTTCTACAACATCTGCTTCATCGAGGCCACGCGCACCCTGTTCATCGAACGGATGGAAGAGAATGAGCGATACACCACCATCAGAGATGATTGAGGTACGGAGAGACGACCGTACCAACATGGTCCACTACATCATCCCCGGAGAGTATCTTCCGCCGGAGATGGTGGAAGCGATCGGCAAACAGATTATGAGAGAGATCAGCGAGTCATTCGATGTTGCACATACCAAGGTACACGATCGAGTCCTACAGTCCCCGTCTTGACGGGCTCGAGGTTCTTCTTCTGGGAATCGACTTCGAGCCCCTTTGCAAGAGGTACATCCTGAAGGTGCCCGAGACCGGTACGATCATCGAGCTCGAGGCCAACAACTGGTACGACATCAAGCTTGAGAGTGACGACACGAGCAGCACTCTCAGACACAAGAGAAAGGAACACAATGATGAGGATTGACGTGCACGTCAGCAACCGTGATGGTACGGTTCACTCCGTTGTCTCCGGGGAGCATCTTCTGGAGGGGATGGCAGAAGTGATCAGTGACCAGGTCACCAGGGAGGTCAGGGCATTCGTCGAGTCGTGCAAGCCCCGTCTTGACGGGCGCGAGGTTCTTCTTCTGGCCACCGACATCGAGCTGCTCTGCAAGCGGTATGTCCTGAAGGATCCGGAGACCGGTACGATCATCGAGCTCGAGGGCAGTAACAGGTGCGACATCAAGCTCGAGAGTGACGGTAAGAGCGAGGAACACGATGGAGATTGAGAACGGGAGGACCTACCAGGTCATCTCGAACCTGCCCAGCATCCACAAGACTCAGCAGCTTGTGGAGAACCGCTTCGACGAGGTGCTTCTGACCAGTAGCAACCGGAAGCAGGTGCGGATCCGGAAGGACTACGCGGCCATCAAGGCCCGTAGCGACCGACGGGGCTCGCCGATGCCGGTGCTCGAGGTCTGGTCCTACAAGGTCAGCACGTACTGAGAAGAGATAACCCATGGGGCCCGGAGCAGTTCTGGGCCCCATGGGTTATGCTTTTTTGAAAGGAATAATATGGAGACCTGGAAGCGGAGCCCGAAGGAGCCGCGGCTGGAGTGCAGTACGCTCGGGAACATCCGGGAGTTCGAGACCAAGAGACGAGTGCTGCCGAAGAGGCTTCTGAACAAGATCGGGGACGAGGTCATTGCGCACACGTTCCCCGACGGGTCGCACTTCAGAGGCGCAACGAAGTGCCTTGTCTGGACGACCTTCTACAAACTCACCCACGGCTGCCGGCACAACATCGTCCACGCCAACAACGACCCGCGGGACAACCGTCTCTCGAACCTGTACATCGTGGGAAGAGACGGCATCCGTCGACGAGCAATACCCGTCGAGTCCGACTTGAGAGTGACCAGGATCAAGGCTCGCGTGCTCGTCTACTGGTTGGACCGCAATATCGAGACGCACATGCGGCAGCGAACTGGTTACCCGGCGAGTCTTCTCCTGAGGACGCTCGTTCGGGAGCATGATCTCTACAACCCCTACCTCGTGGGGCACTGGGTCCATGAGGACATCGAGACGTACAAGTACTTCGTGACGAAGGGGTATCACCAGAACGACCCGCTGATCTCATCGGAGCAGATGTTCCTCGAGGAGATCGGCCCCGACAAGAAGATCTACTATGTCGCCTAACACCATCACGATCGGGAAGCCGGCCCTTGTGCGGATGTCGTGGTCCCACTTCGATCACGCCTGGGAGCTCAAGGAGATCATCTTCCGGAAGAATGACAACGTGTTCGTCTTCGACACGGGGTATAGAGACAAGGCGCTTCGAAGCTACTCCACACGACTGTTCGACATACGCACAGTCACGGAATGGGGAAACCTTGTATTCTGCATCAGGGGCAGGAAGAATGACGAGTGAGCGATGGGTATTCTTCGAGAGGTCGCTCGATGTTGAGGTCAGTGACCAGGGGCACTTCCGAACCTATGAGACCGGGAGGAGGCGGGTGGCCAGTCATGTGGCCGGGTACCCGCACTGGGACGTGTTCTCCTACAAGAGCGCTTTGAACGGACGACGGACCTCGCAGTACACGGGCAGGATCGTCTGGGAGGCCTTCAACGGGCTGCTCGATGCCTCTGAGATCGTCATTCCCAGGAACGGGGACTGGAGCGATCCGTCACTGGACAACCTGGAGCTCGTACCGCGAGCACGCAGCTGGAGGGAGTACTGGGAGCATCGCAGGCAGCAGTGGCAGGCCGTGGCGGAGCTCGTGGACGACTGAGAAGGGAGACGACATGTCGGATCTGCTGTGGCCGCACCAGCGAGAGGTCCTGTCGAGAATCAAGGACGGGTGCATTCTCTACGGAATGCCGGGATCCGGCAAGAGCCTTGTAGCGGCGGCCTATGCTGTGGAGAAAATTACCCGCAGGCCCTTTGAGGAGGGCGGTAGGGCGCCTGTGGCAAGCGACCTTTACATAATAACGACCGCGATGAAGCGCGACAGCCTCGACTGGGAGAAGGAGCTCGCCAACTTCGGGCTCAGGTCGGACAAGCGCTGCCGTAACATACGGTTCCACGTCGACTCCTGGAACAACATCAAGAAGTACCGGGATGTCAAGGGGGCGTACTTCATATTCGACGAGCAGCGTGTTATAGGCAAGGGCGCATGGGCGAGCGCGTTCAAGCGGATCGCCAGGCACAACCGGTGGATACTGCTCAGTGGGACACCCGGGGACACCTGGATGGACTACATGCAGGTGTTCATCGCGAACGGGTTCTACAAGAACCAGAGGGACTTCGTGGACCAGCACGTCGAGTACGAGCCCTACACGACGTTCCCGAGGATCAAGCGCTACCACAACCAGCGGAAGCTTCAGCGGTACCGGGACAGAATACTCATCGAGATGCCCATGAAGCGGGAGACCACCCGGCGGGAGCAGGTCATATACTGCACCTATGACGAGCTCCTGTACGAGCAGGTGGAGAAGGGGCGGTGGAATCCGTGGGAGCAGCGTCCTGTGCGGAACGCGTCCGAGGCCTGCTACGCTTTGAGGAAGGTCGTGTCAAGCGTTGGGAGCAGCCGTCCAGAGGCCGTCAGAAAGATTCTGAGGGGCTATCACAGGGCGATCGTGTTCTACAACTACGACCACGAGCTGGAGGCTCTGAGGGGCGTCTGCGAGGGTCTGGCGATACCTTACGGGGAGCGCAACGGACACAAGCACGACCCCTTGCCGGAGGGGGCTGAGTGGGCGTACCTGGTGCAGTACTCGTCCGGCGCCGAGGCATGGAACTGCGTCACCACGGATACGATGATATTCTACTCGCAGAGCTACAGCTGGAAGGTGATGGAGCAGGCCCGAGGACGCATCGACCGGGCCAACACGAGCTACAAGACCCTGCTCTACTTCACGCTGACCAGCCACGCGAGCATCGACCTGGCGGTCCAGAAGGCTCTTGAGAGGAAGGAGATATTCAACGAGAAGGGCTTCTGGAAAGCTTGAGAACCAGTCCGCGGGGCTTCATAATGAGGCTCCGCGGACTGATCTCGGGCTATTCATTTTGCGTTACGGAAGGGATGTGTGATATGAATGAGGCGTATGTGACAGAAGGGGCTGGTGCGGTGGCCAAAAACGTTTTTGGCCACTCTGGCCATATGGCCAGTTTTTTGGCCACTTTGATTAGCCGTTACCGTTTCGTTACATACCGGTGGCCAAAAAGTGGCCACAGTGGCCAGCAAGTGGCCAAAACGCTGGCCACTTCACTTTCGCAGAATTGCAACGAAAAGTCGGTGTTCGCTGCAGTGGGTGGCCATCGCTTCTAATCACGGATTTGTTGATATTCTGCGGAAAAGTCGGGCAAGTGGCCAGTTTTGGTCTTTTTACTCTTATGAGAGAATATAAGTATTAAAAAAGGGTATATATAACTGAGCACGCTAACAATACACGTTTTTCTCAAAATTGGCCACTCTTTCTAATCACCTCGTCAAAACTGGCCACTTTGTATCATGCGTTGTACCAAGACCATCCGTCGGCCCATGATCGAGGCTATTGGTGATTAGATACACTACGCGTAACAATCATGGGCTATAATGAGGCACCATATTCTGGTGCCATGATCTTTCGAGGAGTATGATGGCCGGACTGGAACGGGACTTTCAATCTCTCCTTATCCGAGAGATTCATGACCGCCTCCCCAAAGCGATCGTCCTGAAGAATGATCCGAGCTACCTCCAAGGTATTCCGGATCTTATAGTTCTGCACGGCGATCGATATGCCATGCTCGAAGTCAAACGGTCTTCTCGTTCCCCCAGGAGACCCAACCAGAGGTACTACACCGACCTCTTCTCAAGATGGTCGTACGGAGCGTTCATTCATCCCGGCAACAAGGAGCAGATTTTAGATGAGATGGAACGATCACTCACGGCTTAGCGGCCAGCACGCATTTCTGTCTGCGAGCAAGCACTCCTGGCTCAACTACGACCAGGACCGTCTTGTCGAGGCGTTCAGAGCAAGCCAGGCAGCGGCCATGGGCACTCGTCTTCACGCCCTCGCTGCGGAGCACATCCGGCTCGGGCTCCGGATGCCGAAGAACCGCAACACGTTCAATCAGTATGTCAACGACGCCATCAGTATGAGGATGACCCCCGAACTGGTTCTGTACTACTCGGAGAACGTGTTCGGGACTACGGACGCCATCGCGTTCGATACGCGCAAGAGGCTTCTTCGAGTCCATGACCTCAAGACCGGCACCACTCGGGTCAGCATGGCGCAGCTCGAGATCTATGCCGCTCTCTTCTGCCTGGAGTACGAGGTCCGACCTGGTGAGATCCGGAACGAGCTCCGGATCTACCAGAATGACGAGGTACTGGTCGAGGAGGCGGAGACTGACCTCGTCGCCCATATCATGGATCGCATTGTGACGTTCGACAAGCTCATCGACGAGATCAAGGCCGAGGAGGAATGATGACCACCCTGACCCACTTCGGTACGCCTCGTCACTCGGGGCGCTATCCTTGGGGGTCTGGAAAGGACCCCTATCAAGGGGCATCCACTTTCCTCGCCGAACGCGACCGCCTTCGCAAGGAGGGCATGACCGATACCGAGATCGCTCGGGCATGGGGAATGACCACGACGGAGTTCCGGGCGCAGAACAGCATCGCCCGTGCCGAGAAGAAGGCGGGGGATGTTGCTCGAGCTGTTCGGCTCAAAGAGGCCGGTCTTCCCAACACGGCCATCGGCGAGAAGATGGGTCTCAACGAGTCCTCCGTCAGGGAGCTCCTCAAGGCGGACGCCACGCACCGCAAGGACTCCATCCAGAAGACGGCGGAGGTTCTTGAGAAGGAGTGCGGATCGAAGCAGTTCATCGAGTACGGCTCGGGCGTTGAGATGAACCTCGGCGTCTCCTCGGCCACCCTGAACACGGCGGTCGAGAGCCTCAAGGCCAAGGGATACAAGACCCACGAGGTCTATGTCAAGCAGGCCAATAGCGACAACTTCACCATCCTCAAGGTCCTCACTCCTCCGGGCGTCAGCAAGGCAGATGTGATGGCGCACCGGGACAAGATCCGTACTCCAGGCGTGGTGGTCGATGAGAAGGGTCTTCTCACCACCGGGCTCAAGCCCCCGGCGGTCGTCTCGAGCAAGCGGGTCAAGGTTCGCTACGCCGAGGCTGGCGGGACGGACATGGACGGTGTCATCCAGATTCGCAGGGGCGTTCCGGATCTCGACCTCGGCGCGGCTCGCTACGCCCAGGTTCGAATCAACGTCGACGGGACGCACTACCTCAAGGGCATGGCCATGTACGGCGACAACATGCCCAAGGGTACGGACATCATCTTCAACACGAACAAGAGCAAGGGTACCCCCATGCTCGGCCCGAAGGACCACAGCGTCCTGAAGCCGCTCAAGTCGGATCCGGACAACCCGTTCGGAACGGTGGTTCGGCAGAAGATGTTCAAGGACAAGAAGACGGGGAAGAGCAGGCTCAGCGCCCTCAACATCGTGAACGAGGAGGGCACCTGGGACCGATGGTCGCAGACTCTCGCATCCCAGTTCCTGTCCAAGCAGTCCCCCGTCCTGGCGAGGAAGCAGCTGGAGGCGACACGGCGGTCCAAGAAGAAGGAGTTCGATGAGATCATGAGTCTCACGAACCCCGTCATCAAGAAGAAGCTCCTCATGGAGCTGGCCGATACCTGTGACTCAGCATCCGTGCACCTCAAGGCCAAGGCCCTCCCGGGTCAGGCCAGCCACGTGATCCTTCCTATGCCGCACCTTCGAAAGAAGGAGGTATATGCTCCCAATTATCGTGATGGTACTGTTCTTAGCCTCGTGCGTTACCCTCACGGAGGAACTTTTGAGATTCCTCAGCTTGTGGTCAACAACAAGGACAAGAAGGCACGGCGTCTTCTGGGCCTTGCTCGCGACGCTATCGGTATTCACCCATCTGTTGCTGAGCGCCTTTCTGGCGCTGATTTTGACGGCGACACTGTCATAACGATTCCGCACACAGGGACGACCAAGGTCAAGTCGACGCCGGCTCTTCGAGGACTCAAGGGCTTCGAGCCGAAGCGGGTCTATCCCGCATACCCCGGCATGAAGCGCATGCGAGACACGCAGACCCAGATGGGCAAGATCTCCAACCTGATCACGGACATGACCCTGAAAGGGGCGTCCGAGTCAGAGCTTGCCCGGGCGGTTCGACACTCCATGGTAGTTATCGATGCCGAGAAGCACAACCTCAACTACAAGCAGTCCGAGCGGGACAACGGCATTGCCGCACTCAAGAAGAAGTACCAGGGCGGAACCACAAAGGGCGCTGCTACTCTTATCTCTCGTGCCTCGTCAACGGTACGGGTCAATGAGCGAAAGCCCCGGTCCGCAGCCAAGGGCGGGTCTATTGATCCCCGTACCGGCCGAAAGGTGTATGAGGAGACTGGACGCACCTATGTCAATGCCAAGGGCGAGAAGGTCCACAAGCTGACCAAGACGACCCGTATGGCTGAGACAAAGGACGCCCGTACTCTCAGCAGCGGTACGGTTATGGAGGGTCTCTATGCGACCCACGCCAACGAGCTGAAGGCACTGGCCAACTCGGCGAGGAAGGCAGCGCTCAAGACCCCACCCATCAAGAGAGACCCCCGTAAGGCTAAGAAGTATGCCCCTGAGATTGCAGGCCTTCGTGCTCAGATTAACCGGGCCCTTAAACAGAAGCCCCTGGAGCGGCAGGCCCAGCTGGTCGCTCAGGGTGTTGTGGAGAAGAAGCTTCGAGCCAATGGAGATCTCTCCAAGAAAGAACGAGACAAGATCGAACGGATGGCTATACGCACCGCCCGCCAAAGGCTGGGGGTCGACAAGGCTGGGACCAGGGTTGTTCCTACCCCTGCTCAGTGGAAGGCTATCCAGGACGGTGCCATCTCCAACTCTATGATGGAGCAGATCGTCGCCAACGCAGAGACGGAGACGATCAAGGCGCTCGCAATGCCTCGTACTACCAAGGGCGTCAGTGCCGCCAAGCAGGCACGCATCGACACACTCAAGGCCCATGGTGCAACCACAGCAGAGATAGCAGAGAGCTTGGGCCTGACAACAGCTCAGGTGAAGGACTATCTCTATCAGTCCGACTGAGTCTATGCAAGTGGTGATAGACTCACATCCACCCTGCCCAGGCTACAGACAGTGAGGAGGTGTGCAACCATGCTGGCTCTACGGCTCACCACTGAGGACAATCCTTTCGATCCTTTCGATGAGTTCCTTGAGTGGTTCACATTCGATGAGCAACAAGGCTACCACACCACTGCCTACCTGGGCAGGGTGACGTACACCAGCGACGAGCTCTCTCTTGCAGATCAAGTTGAAAGTTCGAATGAATCAGTTCGTGAAGCGTTCGAGCTCAACCTTCAAGGCAATTACAAGATTGTTGAAAGAGAAATCGAAATCTGATTTCTGAAAAAGTGAGAATCCTCACCCCCGGGGGTGGGTCCCGCAAAGGTACCCCCGCCCCTGCTTCGCCGCGCTCGTAGTTCTCGAGGTTCGCCGTCACATCGTGCGCCGTCTGGGCCGCACGCGA